CTATGAGGTTCAGGTTGACATGATTATGGACTTTATTAGCCGATACTCTATCAGAGCTATTGCCGTGGATAGCCAGAGTCAGAAGGGTGATGCGTTCTTTGATATGTTCAAGGGCCGATTCAACAAGTTCTGGCCTCGTACACATCAATACGCTACGAGGAAGCCCTTCCTCATTGCCCATAAGTGGTCAGCTTTCAACCATTCGGATTTATTCGGTCAGCTTCACACCGAGTGGCATCAAGGACGAGTGAGTTGGCCTAATGACGGCTCAAGACAGGCCGAGAAGTTCATATCCGAGATGCTCTCCTTGGGTTACGAGTTCAAGTCAGACCTTCTCCGATGTCATCATCCAGACGGTAAGCATGATGATTATCCGTCTAGCCTGTGCATATGCTTAAGGGCAATTGGCTTGGATTACTTCCACCCGGAACGTATAATAGAACCTCCGAGAAGGGGCATTGTTTCTATGGGTTCAAGTGGTACAGAAGTACCAGGAACCTCGTATGACTTCTTCGATGATGAATATGACTTAATAAGGTGATTAAGATGAAAGAACAACCCAGTTATAAGATGGAAAAGAAGGATGGCCGAGTATCTGTATGCAGAATACCAGGTAAAGAGATGTCAAAAGATGCCAAGCTATTCCAGAAGGCAGTGGCAGACATTACGGACAAAGAGTTCAAGGATGGTTTCTATCATTCCATGAATCCCAAGAATGCCTGGCCTAGACGTAAGTACTTCTGCGAGGCATGTGGAGACATAACGATAATTGAGCATAATGATGAGATTGGTGGATGTCATAGCTGCGGTAAGGCTCTGCATATATTCCACCAAGAAGGTGATGCTCATGGAACCAGATGATACCAAGAGGTTACTGCTGTTAGGGCAGATTACGAGAATAGCTAACTCACTGGAGCACGTGGAGAAGATGTTCCGGACATTCATGGAGATAAAGTGGCATCCATGATAGACCGAAATTGGCGAGAGCATACACCAGAATGGAAGGCCCGTAGGTTGAAGGAATTGAAGGATAAGAATCGATACACGAACCTTGATATCCCGGCTCAGAATGTCATCGCTTGCACGGGTATGACTGGTGCTCTCTGTATGCCAGGGACTATTGGGCAGTTGGACATACGAAATATGACCAACCTATTCGGTAGGAATGAGATATTATTCCTGTATGTCAATGATGTGGGTGAGAACGCCATCAGGCACTTACAATTACCTTTGAATGTAGTATTACGAGTAGATAATAGAGTTCCAGATGGTATAGGTTATATGGGTAATCCCGTACCGATAGCACAGTTATGTTACACAGATGGGAGATGGTATAAATGAGATTTTATAAGGCGTGCGTGTGGACAAGAATCGTCCTACCATTAGCACAGAAGAAGGCACATATTGACGCTAATATGTTTTTGGATGTCAAGTGCCGAGACCAGAGGGCTTGGAGAAAGTTCTACAAGATAGCCAGTGAGTGGGGATTCTCGATAGGAGACTTCGTATACGCTTGTATTTCGAGCTATCAGGCCGTTATGACACAGCAGATGATATGCGAGGAGTCGATAGACCCAGAGGCATACTGGTTCCCAGAGAATACGGTAAGCGATATAGTACATGTGCCAGAGATAGAGGAGATTCGGCTATGAGGTGTCCGAAATGTCTTGAGCAATGCCAGGAGCAAGAAATGTTCGCTATTTCATGCTGTGCCAGTAGATGCCCAAAGTGTCAGTTCATAGCTGCTCATAGGGACTATCCCGAGATGTGGAAGAATTTCATACCAAAGAAGGTGAAATGATGCGATGCCCAAGTTGCCAGAGGACTATGGTTCATGCTTGTAGTACGATTATATGCCGTGATTGTAATATACGATATGAGAGGGGAGCATTCGTCAATGTCAAGCATCCTTGTTAGTATGTAAATTAATGGTAAATATATATTTATACTTTAATATCTATAGTTGATTCGTGGGGAAGCACAGGTCTTCACACTTGAGACCGAATCAAAGTAGGTCCAGCTTCCCCCATCTGAGGCTAACTGAGGTATTAACATGGATGAATGTTCCTTCTGTAAGTTCCGTTATGTTGAGGATGGTAAGCAGTGGGAAGGTCCATGTCCCAGATGTGGTTATCCAGTAGCTACCGAGGACTAGGTGATTATGAATGGTAAAAAGATTATATCTGACCTTTACGGATAAGGCTGAGCCAATTGAGTATAAATCATTGAAGGACATAGCAAGTAGAATTATGATACCCGATAATGGCAAGACATGTATCCGAAGGGCATTAATCAAGGCAGAATATAAGTAGGTAATGAGCGATGGCAGCCGACCACGGCGCTTGAGGGGTCATGGGTTTATTTCCTCATAACCAGAAAGGTTATTAATGACGCTATAGCTCCAATGCCGCAGTTATATACCTTCTCAAGCAGAGTAGAATCTTTTATAATCCATGCCACAACCAGCATGGATAGAAATATAATTAGTATAACATATATCAAGAATCTCGTATTATGTTGCTTGGGTTGGTCTCCGATGGGTACTTGCGTATTACCACCTCATAACCGAGGTAATGCGGGTAGAGCTTTCTTGTAGGGTGATACGAATCCTTCATTTGTAAGATGCAGAGTGCAGTGACAGTTGGGATGGGTATCGTCGGGTATCGATACGGCAGATATGGGATATATGTTGTCATGTCTGGGTATACATATCTTACAAGCACCGGGATGAGTCTTCCATCGTACTTTTCTATACCCGAATTCGTAGCTGGTTTTCTTATAAGCGAAGTTATAAGCGCGTCTGACTTCATTTACGGCTATTCTTCTGGCATTCTTCGGTGTAACTTCGAAGTCCTTGACCATTCTACTAGCCAAGTCCTTTTTAGCCCATCCCAGATTAATACCTTTGGCTATTAATTCTCTAACGGCTCGTTCCTTCTTGGATGCTACGGTTTTAAGCCGAGATACATTGGTAACCTGCCATTCCAAGACCTTCCTTCTAAGGTCCGACTCGGTCCCGACATCTGTTCTGACCTTGATATCAATGGGTGATTTAGAGTTAATTGGCTCGGGTTCAGGTGGTTCCTGATAGGCCATGTGATGCATTCTGGCATCCATAATACCCGCATATACGCCCGTATACACCAAGTCTCTAATCGATTCATTGGCCATATAAAACCATTTCCTCTTTCTCCCACTTACTTTCCATCTCTTTGAACAGATTCTCGGATGCACCGTATTCCAGCTCAGATTTCTTCTTCTTTTTCTGCACCTTTTCAACCAGTTCAGGGAAATTCGGGCCTATTCCAGTATTAATAGATGCCTTGGGCTGGGTCAGAGCTGGTTCTCGTACCTTGACATCCTCTTCACCGAATCCACCTTCCCCTCCGCCCTGGAATATCTCATCATAGTACATATCCCCTCTCGCCTCGTCTTCCAGCTCTTCCATGTTGAGTTCCTTACGAGCCGTATTAACATCCATCAATCCTTTCTCGAATATCTTAATCTCTCTATCTGCATTGAGGTTCTCATCCTGAATAGCCACATCTACGAAATCCATCTGTGGTAAGTTCTCAATGAATTCAGACCTGGTCCAACCAAGCCTCTCTGCTGCTGGCCATACTACCTTCCATACAGTAGTAGCACCGATGTCTGACTGGAAGCCCTTAATCTTGGTATAGAATGAGTTCATGTTGATTTCTATCGTAGTCCGGCTTGAACCTTCGGGGATACCCATCACATTACGAGGCACTCCGAGTCCTACAGACCTATCATCCCTCTTGAGGCGATAGAATTCTATCATAGCCGATAAGGCGCGTCCTACTTCCACCTGAGGTTCGACATCCAGTCCCATAGCGTATACATCATCTCCTATCTTCCTATCCTGATTAGCCGATTTAATCCTAGCCCATTCCGTATCACTGAGAGGTGGTGTTTCTGCTCGGTCCTTGAATATCATAGGCGGTTTGACAATTGCATGACCGGCCATATACAGGTCACCCTCAATGGCTCGGATGTATTCGCAGTCTCGTAACAGAGCCATGAGTTCAGAAGTTCCGTAGGCGTTTTCATATGGAACCGTCCTGGGTTGCCACTTATACTGGACAATCTTGTCGGTACTGAATAAAATCGGCTGGGCCTTCAATATCTGGGCATAGCCGTATATGTTCCCATATGCATCCTGTCTGACTCTCATGGTATAAGGGTCTAATGACTTGATGTTCACCAGAATACCTGGTTCAGGATGAAACATATCCACATCCTTACCATTCTCCTTAACCTTCCGGACATTAGGTATTTCATCGGGTCTGCCCTTGGAATATACCATTTCTAACCAACCAGAGCCGAATGTGAGCATATTCCATGCAATTGAGGGTAATATGTCCTTCTCAAATTCACACTGTACCAATTCGAAGATGTCCTTGATGGTCTGCATCATGTCATCATGTCTCGGAGCATCTGGGTGAACTTGCCATTCGTATCCCTTCTGGAGGGCAAGGTCTACCTGTAATTGCAGTGATTTCTGCACCCAAGGGTCAGTTCTGGCTAGTTGTCGGTAATACCACAGGTCACGAATGGGCTGTAATCCCCATATTTTAGTGTAAAAGTCGGTATAAGGTTGATGCAATAGACCCGTACCCGAATAAGGAGGAACATCCTCGAATTTCTCTGGATTTCTCCACTCATCGGGAGCATCAGTGTAGCGTATGTCAACAGCAGGCGGCATTTCTCTCTGAGCTTCATGGATTTCCATAGTAGAATCAAGTTCTTCAAATGCCTCAATTACGGGGTTATTAGTCATAAAAGCTTTCCAATTGTCCATGTTATCGCCTCCTAATATCTATTATTTTTGACAGTGTAAATAGTCTTTGGGGATACCTTATATTTCTTTGCTAAGTCATATCCAGAACAATACTTGTCATCCCGTATCTCTTTGACTTGTTTATCGGACAATATTTTATAACTCCCACGCC